CCCTGAAGTGGCACACTGAATTTGGCCACCTGAACAGAGGTGATATGCTCACCTCAGAACAACACAGGTGCTCCAATGAAAAAAAGAAATTTTAGCGCAGAGTTTAAACGCGAATCCGCTCAACTGGTTGTTGACCAGAAATACACGGTGGCAGATGCCGCCAAAGCTATGGATGTTGGCCTTTCCACAATGACAAGATGGGTCAAACAACTGCGTGATGAGCGTCAGGGCAAAACACCAAAAGCCTCTCCGATAACACCAGAACAAATCGAAATACGTAAGCTGAGGAAAAAGCTACAACGCATTGAAATGGAGAATGAAATATTAAAAAAGGCTACCGCGCTCTTGATGTCAGACTCCCTGAACAGTTCTCGATAATCGGGAAACTCAGAGCGCATTATCCTGTGGTCACACTCTGCCAAGTGTTCGGGGTTCATCGCAGCAGCTACAGATACTGGAAAAACCGTCCTGAAAAACCAGACGGCAGACGGGCTGTATTACGCAGTCAGGTACTTGAGCTACATGGCATCAGCCATGGTTCGGCCGGAGCAAGAAGCATCGCCACAATGGCAACCCGGAGAGGCTACCAGATGGGACGCTGGCTTGCTGGCAGGCTCATGAAAGAGCTGGGGCTGGTCAGCTGTCAGCAGCCGACTCACCGGTATAAACGTGGTGGTCATGAACATGTTGCTATCCCTAACTACCTTGAAAGGCAGTTCGCCGTGACCGAGCCAAATCAGGTGTGGTGCGGTGATGTGACCTGTATCTGGACGGGTAAGCGCTGGGCGTACCTCGCCGTTGTTCTCGACCTGTTCGCAAGAAAACCAGTGGGCTGGGCCATGTCGTTCTCGCCGGACAGCAGGCTCACCATGAAAGCGCTGGAAATGGCATGGGAAACCCGTGGTAAGCCCGGCGGGGTGATGTTCCACAGCGATCAGGGCAGTCATTATACGAGCAGGCAGTTCCGGCAGTTATTGTGGCGATACCAGATCAGACAGAGTATGAGCCGGCGCGGAAACTGCTGGGATAACAGCCCAATGGAACGCTTCTTCAGGAGTCTGAAGAACGAATGGATGCCGGTTGGGTTACGTAAGCTTCAGCGAGGCAGCTCACGCCATAACGGACTATATCGTTGGATATTACAGCGCACTAAGACCGCACGAATATAACGGTGGGTTACCCCCAAACGAATCGGAAAATCGATACTGGAAAAACTCTAACTCGGTGGCCAGTTTTTGTTGACCACTTCAACACTCATATTCTTGGGCCACCAGATTTTTTGCAGCTTCTATAGCAGCATCCACCCCCTGCGCCCGGACTTCAGCCAGGAAAGCATCAGTGGTTGGCGTTTCAGGTATCTGTCTCCTCATCCGTTCTATTGCATGATTGAACCCGAAGTCTTCCGCGAGAGATACGTCATCCATATTGTCATTGTCATCCTCAATATCCCGTGATTCTGGAATTGCAGACTTTATTCCCGCATTCTCCGCTGCCAGCGCCGCGCACTTGGCTTCAAGAGCGGCAACCACTTCCTGATGGTCTTTGTACTTAACGTATGAGCCGGAGATGTCATCACCTTCGGTGTTTAGCCATGCGTCATTGCAATTCACTGCGTAGGTTCTGATGCTGATGCTCTCCCGCCCCTGACAGACGCCAGGCCAGTCAATAAAGTATCCGCAATGCCTACCCTCAGACGTGCGCGCAGGATAAATGCCGTTATGACCCGGCAAAATATATGCTACCCATTCATCTTGCGTTGCCTGTTCCGCCGCCTCGCGCAGTGCCTGATAGTCAATCTTGCTCACTGGCAGCCTCCTTTGCCGGGATTTCTAACTTTTGAGTGGTTGTATCAAATTCAAACAACTTAACCACGTCATCAAACAGGACATAATCACCATCAGGATCTTCAGTCATATCTGCGCCACAATCCTGACCGCACGAGTCGCAACCATCCATATCAAGCTCGTATCGCTTCAGGTTTGCGATATTTGATAAATTCAGCGCCAGTACAGCCAGGTCATAAACCTCTTCGGCAGTGACATCGCTGTTCAGTCCCATTTCATGGCGATATATGATTTTTTCTACTCGTTGTTTTGTGATCGTCATTTTTCTCTTCACTCCGATATACAAGGATTACTACACCCCCTCTGCTGATTGCGCGAGCTGGATCCCCTGGTTCCATGCCGTCAATTCCGAAGGCTTCGGAAAACGCATTCATTGCCTTCTGGCGTTCATCCTGCTTACGGCGTTTATTCCATTTTTTCAGGAACAACAGCGACAGCCACCGTCCGCTGCAGAACACGATGTAAAAATAACCAAGGAGCGCCAGGCCGACATTCAGGGCCGTTTCTATGGTTAGTTGTGAGTCAGTTGCCATTTCTTACCTGTTTAAGTAACTGGTTGAACATAACACTTAGGGGATTGCTGTATCCAAACGGCAGATTGTTTACGCAGTACAGAATCATTTTGTTTTTTTCTCCAGTTCGTACTATTAACCCATTCCACAATAACCGTGATAATTTATTACTGATAGAAGTTGCGCTTCTTCCAAGTGCGAGGGATATATCTTCTCTACTGCAATCTGGATTTTCCTGGATATACTCGATAACGGTCATGTGGTCCCTTTTACTTAATATCTGTTTCGGATTGCATGCCATGAGTATTCATTTCGTTAATAATTTCATCCAGAAGGATTTCAAGCCCTTCTCGACCCATATCTGAAAGAATGAAACCTTTATCAGGGGAAGTAGTGAGCATTTTCTGATAAAGAAACAGCGCTCTTCCCATTCCTTCAGCTTCGCCGTATTTTTGAATTAAATTCCATTCAATATACTGTTGTAAGGCAAATCGAATGGGGCCGGGATATATCGTCATAAACCCATACATCCCGTTATATACCACGGCGTGTTCAGTTGTTCCGTGTTCATTCAGGATATCAATTGTGCCGTTCTTGTCTTCTTCTTCGTTGATGAATGTCGTCACATACAACCATCGCCACTGAGCAACCTTCATCTCAACCGGAAGTTTACCCAGTAATCCTGCTTCGTCGGCTTGCGCCAGACACTGAAGGATACGTAAACCTCGCACATTAGGAGTATCGAATTCTCCGGCATCCAGACGACGTATGGCGTCGTGATAATCAATCGTCATACTGCCAGTTCGTATACCATTGGCTGTTGCTTCAGCCTGGAATTCATCGTATTGCATGATATTTATTCCTCATCTTCATCTTCATCTTCATCTGCTGGTGCAATAACGTCATATCCTGCCTTTTCTGCAATAAACAGGAATGTTGAAAGAGTTCCTACAAGTTCATCGTCATGAACATGGCGAATGAATATTACTTTCCCGTTTTTGATGGTCAGCAATATTCTGGTTTGTTCGTGTTCTGCTGTTTTCTGATGCATTATTATCTCCCGTATGCTTTACGCAGAAATAAGCAGGCAATATGCATGTAATTTTCACCGTATTGTGCAATAAGGCAGGCGGTTAGACTGGCCCCCTGAATCTCCAGACAACCAGTATCACTTAAATAAGTGATAGTCTTAATACTAGTTTTTAGACTAGTCATTGGAGTACAGATGATTGATGTCTTAGGGCCGGAGAAACGCAGACGGCGTACCACACAGGAAAAGATCGCAATTGTTCAGCAGAGCTTTGAACCGGGGATGACGGTCTCCCTCGTTGCCCGGCAACATGGTGTAGCAGCCAGCCAGTTATTTCTCTGGCGTAAGCAATACCAGGAAGGAAGTCTTACTGCTGTGGCCGCCGGAGAACAGGTTGTTCCTGCCTCTGAACTTGCTGCCGCCATGAAGCAGATTAAAGAACTCCAGCGCCTGCTCGGCAAGAAAACGATGGAAAATGAACTCCTCAAAGAAGCCGTTGAATATGGACGGGCAAAAAAGTGGATAGCGCACGCGCCCTTATTGCCCGGGGATGGGGAGTAAGCTTAGTCAGCCGTTGTCTCCGGGTGTCGCGTGCGCAGTTGCACGTCATTCTCAGACGAACCGATGACTGGATGGATGGCCGCCGCAGTCGTCACACTGATGATACGGATGTGCTTCTCCGTATACACCATGTTATCGGAGAGCTGCCCACGTATGGTTATCGTCGGGTATGGGCGCTGCTTCGCAGACAGGCAGAACTTGATGGTATGCCTGCGATCAATGCCAAACGTGTTTACCGGATCATGCGCCAGAATGCCCTGTTGCTTGAGCGAAAACCTGCTGTACCACCATCGAAACGGGCACATACAGGCAGAGTGGCCGTGAAAGAAAGCAATCAGCGATGGTGCTCTGACGGGTTCGAGTTCTGCTGTGATAACGGAGAGAGACTGCGTGTCACGTTCGCGCTGGACTGCTGTGATCGTGAGGCACTGCACTGGGCGGTGACTACCGGCGGCTTCAACAGTGAAACAGTACAGGACGTCATGCTGGGAGCGGTGGAACGCCGCTTCGGCAACGATCTTCCGTCGTCTCCAGTGGAGTGGCTGACGGATAATGGTTCATGCTACCGGGCTAATGAAACACGCCAGTTCGCCCGGATGTTGGGACTTGAACCGAAGAACACGGCGGTGCGGAGTCCGGAGAGTAACGGAATAGCAGAGAGCTTCGTGAAAACGATAAAGCGTGACTACATCAGTATCATGCCCAAACCAGACGGGTTAACGGCAGCAAAGAACCTTGCAGAGGCGTTCGAGCATTATAACGAATGGCATCCGCATAGTGCGCTGGGTTATCGCTCGCCACGGGAATATCTGCGGCAGCGGGCTTGTAATGGGTTAAGTGATAACAGATGTCTGGAAATATAGGGGCAAATCCAGCGGTCTTGTGTGATGCCATATTCTTTATAAAAGTCACAATAAAGCCTCCTGCGGATTAAGGTTGTAACAATCCCCGGCGATAAAACCGCAATAAACGTTCAGGGCATATTTGTTGTTATTGCGCTAATTCTTTTTCGGCAGCAGCTTTTGTATACTCACATGCAAAACTCAGAATTTCGCTGCCGAGTGTTTTCGTTTCGTGATTACTGGACATATGTAATACCTGTGTTGCATGCAATAAATGATAAACATTTACCGCAAATGAATCAGGCTCCAGACAAATGCCTTCGTAATTATCTTGCTGTGAGGTTGTTTCTGTCATTGCTCCTGAAGTGCATGCGAGCCTGTTTTTGACAATTCTCTTTTCTCTAATCACTATATCGGCAACATCTATTGCCTTTACAACCTCCGGGAGAAGTTCCGGGTTTGTATAATCAAAGTCATCAACATGGAGAACAGTTATGTTTTCGAACTTTTTCATGGCTTCCTCAGCTGACTTATATGTTCTGCTATATAGCGAGTCTCAGAAGTGTTTTCATATTGAGACTGTTTCCGCAATGATTGATAAAAATGTTCGCATGTACCTTGAAGGGCGAAGCGGCGATTATGTCACCATTGGTATTGGTTCTTCCGCAGAAGAGCTTCGCGAGATAAGGGGCAAACTTGTTGAGATGCGTCATGGTGTTGCTGCTCCTCACTTTTTGGTTGCTCCGGAGGAGTAACCTCACCAGTTAACAGCCACATCGGATCGCAGCCAAGAATATTTGCCAGTGGGATAAGCATACTGATAGTTGGTTCATACTCTCCGCTCTCCCACTGGATGATAATTTCTTCATCGAGATCGAGCAGCCTGGCGAGTTCGGCGGTTGTTAAGCCGCAGGCTTCGCGTTGGGTGCGAAGACGGTTGTTGATTGCAGAATTTTTGTTCTGTAAAAGCATTGCTGACGATAGCTTTCTGGATATGCTATTTGTCATATCCCATGCCAGTCCTGCGCATGACTCTATATCGCTAGAGAGTGTAGCATCAGGTGTTGCTTTTGCTATTAGTGTAATGAGGCTGCCGAGGTTTTTCAGTTCTTCGAGACAGTCAAGAGTTGTAGCTTTATTGATCATGAGATGATACCTCAGTTACGAACTTTGTTTTATGGTAACTAAGGTGTCAAGGTGTGGCAAGTTATTTTGATACTTTGGTTTCTTTTTGTGTTTTGTGTCTGGTCAGAAAATATCCCACCTGGCATCAACCACAACACCTACTATTTCGCAATCATTGTCCATTTCTATGATTGGATATTGTGGATTAAGGGGCTTTAGAAACGCCTTTCCCATGTCAGAAATATATTTTTTGAATGTTGCTTCATTGGTGGATTTTTTTCTGGCGATGACGTAACACCCTGAAAAAACTTCTTTATCTGGGTTGACAAGGATCGACATTCCTTCAGGAAATGTTATTCCTACGGGCGAAGTCATTGAGTCTCCGTGCACTTCCAGCCAGAACCCCCTCTCACCAGCGTATTTTACAGAATGCCTCCAATTATCCTGATCATACATGTTGTAGTCATCACCAGAAGTTGCGAATAATCCTGCCTGAACCCAGTTAATTACAGGGTAAGAGTGTGCTGTGTCTCTCTGTGGGCAGCTCTTAACATTATTTTCCCAATGCTTATCTTTTTCATCTCCGTTCTGAAGCCACTGCGGTGAACACCGCAGTGCAGCTGCAACTTTAAAAAGGGTGTCACCGTTGAAACTTTTTGTAAGGCCTTGCTCGGCTTTACTGATTGCAACTCTGGTGATCCCAGCTTTTTTAGCCAACGCATCTTGTGTTAACCCAGCTTTTTGCCGTGCGTTGATGAGACGTTCACCTAAAGACTTCATTTTTCTTCTCCTCTCATGGCTGTTGATACGAAAGTAACAGAATTTCTTGATACTTTGGAATCCCGCGGTTAACATCGTTGAATAACAAAGTATCTGGTGTGAGACTAAAGAATGACCCTTTATGAAATATTAAAAATTCAATTTAAAACCAATGCCGCTATTGGTCGCAGGTTCCCAAAGAAAGGAAGGCCTCGTGGCAGTCAAGGTGTTGGAAAGTGGAAAACGCGAGGTGTTCCGGAGGATGTTGCCATTCTTTGTCATCTGGATCCGAGCATTCCATATACACACCCAAGGCTAGCGAATACAGAAGATGACAAGCCCACAGGAGACCAACAATGAACACCGCAATTTTTAACGGCAAAGCATCCATGACCAGCGTTGAGATCGCAGAGCTGGTGGGAAGCCGACCAGATAGTGTTAAGAGAACTATTGAAACACTGGCTAAAAAGGGAATCATCCAATTTCCACAGGCTGTGGAAATTGAGAATAAACAATCACTTGGGCCTCGCCGATTTTCTAGCGCGTATGTATTCGAAGGTGAACGAGGTAAGCGCGACAGCATCATTGTCGTCGCACAGCTCTGTCCTGAATTCACAGCTCGCCTGGTAGATCGCTGGCGCGAACTGGAAGAACAGATCCGTAAGCCAATGAGCGAAATCGAAATGGTTGCCGCGATGGCTCTTGAAGCCGTTCGCCAACAGAAACGGATCACTCAGGTGGAAGAAAAAGTCAGCCACGTTGCTGAAACAGTCGAGCAAATTAAAAAGGGCACTATTCGTGAGGGCTATGCCGGATATCGCCAACTGAAAGCAAAAACCGGTTTGTCAGATGATAAATGCCGCAATCTGGTGAACGCCTATCAAATTCCTACAGACACCCATGAGTTCATGACGCCGGACAGATTGTTGCCACGTCGCGCAATTGTTGCTGTGGAACCGTTTATGGCTGCTTTTTATCGGGTTATGGAGGAAGCAGAACCGCGAGGGACTCGCTGGTATCACCCGAAAATGGGGTTATTTCAGGTTATTGGTTGGCAGCGGTGAAAAAAAGCCGGGAGTAACCCGGCTCACTCAACATCAATAACGGGGAGCTGTTTCGCATAAAACGGCTCCGAAACATCCAAGAACAGTTCTAAAGATATCAGCAGCTATATGATCATTTCAAGACCAAATATTGATTCTGCAATTTCGGGACGTTACACTGTCTCCGCACCTTATAAAGCGGGTGCCGGGATTGGCGTCCTGAAATTCGCACATGCGCATAACCGCGCTTCAGCGGTTTTTTTGCGCACGTTTCCTCACATCCAAATTATGGTGGGGCGTGCAGGGGCATCGAAAGATGCGCCGGGGTCATGTGCGACCGGTTACGCCAACCCTGTACGTCTCACCACCTCTGTGATTGGCGTCCCATGTGGTGAGTTTTCAAAATTCGCACATGAGGATGTCACTATGGCAACCACCCCTACCCAAACTCACCCTAAAATTGATGTTATCCATGGGAAGGCTGTTACCTCTTCTTTGGCCGTTGCCGAATATTTCTGCAAGCAGCACAAAAACGTTATTCAAAAAATCCAGACGCTTGAGTGCTCTGTTGAATTCACTGAGCTGAATTTTCAGCCCAGTGATTACACCGATTGCACAGGCCGCAAACTACCTTGCTATCAAATCACCCGCGATGGCTTCGCGTTCCTTGCTATGGGCTTTACTGGCAAACGTGCAGCCCGGTTCAAAGAGGCATACATCAACGCCTTTAACCAGATGGAGAAGAATTTATCTGGTGCTGACGCGGTTGATATGTCAGCTGTCGCACGAAACGCCAGAGGCGTATACCTGCATTTGCGTGAAATCCATCAAATCTGGACAAGCCAGCTTTATCCAATGCTTAAGGCCGTTGAATCTCCGCTGGCTAGCAAACTGTACGACCGTGTTGGTGATGCTGTTTTTGGCGCTGCACTTGTTGATTCCAGGCTGAATGGTTCTGACAAGGAGGTTCGCCCATGATTAGTTACGAAATCATCATCTCCACTACGGAATACAGAAACGATGTATCAGTTCGCACGGATGTATCTGTCTGGCACCGTCGCTATAAATCCAGAAAAACAGCGGAACTGAAAGCGGCAGAGATGTGTGAAACCATCTCAATGAAAGGTAGCCCGGTTAAATACGTAACTACGGTGGAGGTGCGTCCATGATCCGCCACATCGTTAATTCCCTGTATCACCGATACAACCGTTGCCCCCGTGTGGGGCAGTGGTTCGCCACCAGCAACGGTCACGTTCTGCGGGTTTGCCTAGTCAACGCTGAAAGCCAGAAAGTCGTGTGCGAACTACAGGGGCGTAGCTACACCATCAGTTACCCTCTGGCGGTATTTCTGTCTGGAAAAATGTTTAAGCGTCTGGGAGGTGTGGCGTGAACTGTTTTCAGTTTGTGTGCGGATGTGCTTTCGATAACCCGATTCAGCGCCTGATTATGTTGCGTGTTTTGATGTCGGGTTCTTCAGACGGTGAAGGCGAGAGAGTTATTGATCATCAGGTGCTTGCTGATTTCTGCTGTTGTTCTAAGCAAGCGATATTCAGGGAAACCCTGGCACTGGAAAGAGCTGGTTATCTTCATATCCGAAAAATTGCAACGCTTACTATTGATGCAAAAGCCAGACTACAACCTGCGCGTGGCTACACAATTCTCATGCCGCGGAAGGAGGTTGTATGAGCCGTTACGCCCCCACACCGGAAGTTATGGCTATTGGTCAAATTAATATTTCCGGCAATGTTACACCTGCGAACTGGTGGAAATATATTCGACTACCCAGTGGGCGTCCGGATGCGACGGCTATCGCTCTGCTTTCAGAGATCGTTTACTGGTACCGCCCGACAGAGGTCAGGGATGAGCACACCGGAGCGTTGCTGGGATATCGCAAGCGTTTTCAGGGCGACAAACTGCAAAGAAGCTACCAGGCGTTTGCTGAGCAGTTTGGTTTCGGGAAAAGGGAAACCGCAGATGCGCTGAAGCGTCTGCGCGATGCAGGGTTTATTACTCTGGATTTACGCACGGTGGAAATGCTCGATGGGGTGAAATGCAGCAATATTTTGTTTGTCGGGATCAACCCACAGGCAATTGCGGCCATCACCACACCTTCTTCTGTTTCGCCAGAAAGTAACAGCAATAATGCAATCAGCGATACAGCTATTACGTTAAAACGGAACACCCCCCGACGTCATAACGGAACAGGGGATACGCCGAATGTTGATACAAATACAGAGATTACAACGGAGACTAAAAACACTATTGATGCATCCGCTGACGCGTCTGCGCCAGCGCGTTCTGCCCGACAGGAATATTCACCGGAATTTGAACAGGCCTGGCAGGAATATCCCAAACGTGCTGGTGGCAATTCCAAGTCAGCAGCCTTCAAAGCCTGGAAAGCCCGTATCAGGGAAGGAATAAAACCGGAGACCATGCTTGATGGCGTGAAGCGGTATGCCGCCTGGGTACGTGCTACAGGAAATACCGGCACACAGTTCGTGAAGCAGGCTGCGACGTTCTTTGGACCCGATCGTCACTTCGAAGATTACTGGCAACAGCCAGCCGCTCACGGAGGTGGGCGACAGCGACAGGTTGATGTCCTGGCTGGCCTGGGAGCCATGTCTGACAAATTCGGTAAATCCAGTAACAAATTGACATTCTGAGGTGACAGCGATGATGACGATTGACCAACGTGAGAAACAAACAAGACTACAGGCGCGAATGGATGAGTTACGGGCAGAGATTGCATTTGCTCAGAAGGGCGAAAAGCCATGGCCTTATCGTTCCTGCCTGATGCGTGAAGGTCGCGGATATTGCGAAAAACACGGTAAATATCGTACGCATATACTGGTGTGGAGCGATCGTAATGGCGAGGACAGAGAAAAAATTTCATGCTGCCCTGACTGCTTGATCGCTGAGGCCAGTTATTTGACCATGGAACTGTCGTCCCTCAAGGCGGAAGAACTGACTGATAACGCCGGAATTGCTCTGCGTTTTCGGGACTGCGAGTTTGATAATTATCTGGAGGTTAATCCTGACGCAGCCAGAAATCTTGCGGCCTGTCGCCGCTATGCGGAGAACTGGCCAGATATGCTGGAGAACGGTACCAGTCTTGTTATGACCGGCAGTTGCGGTACCGGGAAAAATCATCTGGCGGTATCAATGGCAAAACACATCATCCGTAACTATCTGGCCAGTGTGGAGATCACCGACGTGATGCGCCTTACCCGGGCTGTGAAAAACTGCTGGCGGAATGACAGTGAAAAAACAGCGGATGACGTCATTGAGCATTATGCGTCACTGGATTTGCTGATTGTCGACGAAGTCGGCGTTCAGTTTGGCAGTGCGGCTGAAATGGCCATTTTGCAGGAAATTATCAATGCCCGGTATGAGGGTATTTTGCCAACTATCTTGATCAGCAATCTTTCACCGGAAGAATTGTGGGCGTTCATCAGTCCCCGGATTGCCGACAGGATCACCGATGGCGGGCGCAACTGGTTGTCGTTTAACTGGCCCAGCTACCGTTCTCGTATCGGAGGTGTTGCCGCATGACCAGCCAGAACACCCCGGCATGGCGTAACGATGACCTGGAAGGCGCTGTCATCGGTGCGTTTTTTCTGCGTGGGGCCGATCCGGAAGTGATGGATATTCTGGCCACACTTCCGGCGGATGTATTTTTTGTGCGTCAGTACCGGGATATTTACGCGGGGATTTGCAGACAGGCTCGCATATCCGGCGTCATTGACCCCGTACTGCTGTGCAATGAGATGCCGGAACTTGCCCCGGTGATTACCGACACCGGACGCAAAACCTGGGTGAAGTCTTCACTGGAGCACTATGTCGCAGCGTTGCGGCGCAATGCCGCACTGCGCGATGCAGAAAAAACACTGACTGAAGCATTACAGAATTTACGTGATGCGTATACCTGTGAAGCAGCCGAGGATGCCCTGAAGGATGTGCAGAACATGATGGCCTCACTGTCGACCGGAAAGGGCGTCATTCAGCCGGTTCACATTGATGATGTCCTTCTGGAAGTGGTCGACCGTGTTGAATGCCGCAATCAGGGACTGGAGAAATCCAGGGCGCTGATGACCGGTATTGATGAACTGGACGCAAAAACGGGCGGTATGGAGCCCGGAGACCTGGTATTCATTGCCGCCCGTCCTTCGATGGGGAAAACCGAACTTGCGCTGGACATCATCGACAAGGTGACTGAGCAGGGGCATGGCGTGCTTCTGTTCACCATGGAGATGGCGAACATCCAGATTGGTGAACGTATGGTGTCTGCTGCCGGTGGAATGCCGGTATCCCGTCTTAAGTCTGTTGCCCGTTTTGAAGATGAAGACTGGGCGCGTTTCTCGCAGGGCGTGGGACGAATGACGGGGCGTAATATCTGGATGGTGGACCAGGCAAACCTGACCCATTGATGAGATATGTGCAACCACGAAGCACCACCGGATGAAACACCCGGAAACGGCGCTGGTGGTGGTCGATTACCTCGGCCTGATTAAAACCCGCAGTACGGGGCGTCACGACCTTGCGGTGGGGGAAATCTCAAAGGGACTTAAAAGCCTGGCAAAATCCGGCGGTTTTCCGCTGATTGCTCTGAGCCAGCTCTCCCGCGGCGTGGAATCCAGACCCAATAAACGCCCAATGAACTCGGACCTGAAAAACTCCGGGGAAATCGAGGCGGATGCCGACATCATTCTGATGCTTTACAGGGATGAGGTATACAACCCGGAAACTCAGGCCAGAGGCATAGCAGAAATCAACATCACGAAACAGCGTAATGGCACGCTCGGGACCATTTACCGGCGTTTTCATAACGGACATTTTCTGCCTGTGGACCAGGAGAGTGCCCGGGTTCTTTCCACACCCATGACGCCGGGCAATCCGCGCAGATACAGCAATAACCGCATGTCGGGCAGTAAAACGGAGCGTTTATTTTGAACAACAGAACAATCACTGTTTCACCGGAACAACTTCGTCGGCAGGCGCAGGAGATGCTTCGTTGTGCTGAACAGATGGAAAAAACGAGCGTGGCAAAAGATACGCTCCGCAAGCAGCTTACTCCGGCGCTTCGTGATCTGCTGCAGGCAAAACACCGTACACAAAAGGCGGTGGATGAGCTGGTGGATTGCGTGGCGGAACTGGAAGGCCAGGTAAGCCAGTTTGAAACGCTGGTGAAGGAGTTTACTGCGTGATGGCTGAATTTTTTCTCCTGCGTTCATGCAATATCGTTCGCTGAGGTGACCGTGAGAGCATTGTTGACTCCTGAAATTGCCCCGCGAATGGGGATTGTATTGTTCAGGCCCGGTTCAGAGCTGATGCCCCTGTTTATGCAGGGGCGTGTCCTGCTGGAGCCTGAGCCGGAACGTTATTCATCTTTCGCCAGCGGTGCCGTTCCGGCAGCATCACAACCGCTGGCGGATGATCCTGCCGTTCGGGCCGTGTTCCGCCATGAGGCGGTGATCCGTCGTGCTGGTGGCGTGGAATGCCTTGAGAGCTGGTTACTTCGTGAAAAGGGCTGTCAGTGGCCTCATTCCGACTGGCACAGCGAGAACATGACCACAATGCGGCACGCGCCAGGCGCAATCCGTCTGTGCTGGCACTGTGACAATCTTCTCCGTGACCAGTTCACGGAACGGCTGGAATCAATGGCAACGGATAACTGTGCCCGCTGGGTGTTGTCTGTTGTGCGTCGGGATCTCGGTTTTGATGACAGTCACGTTGTGACAATGCCGGAACTGTGCTGGTGGCTGATTCGTAATGACCTGGCGGATGCCTTACCGGAAAGTGCAGCCCGTAAGGCACTGAGATTACCGAAGCCTGTTGTGCCGTCTGTCACCCGGGAAAGTGACCTTGTGCCTTCGGTTCCTGCCACCAGCATCATCCAGGATAAGGCGAAAAAGGTGCTGGCGCTGAAAGTGGATCCGGAGTCGCCGGAGTCTTTTATGTTACGCCCAAAACGTCGCCGCTGGGTTAACGAGAAATACACACGCTGGGTGAAGACACAGCCGTGTGCGTGTTGTGGTAAGCCAGCCGACGATCCCCATCACCTGATTGGTCATGGTCAGGGCTGAATGGGGACAAAATCTCACGATATTTTCACGCTACCGCTGTGTCGGGAGCATCACAACGAGCTTCATGCGGATCCTCTGGCGTTCGAAGAAAAGCATGGTTCTCAGGTTGATTTAATTTTTCGTTTTCTTGATCACGCCTTTGCAACTGGCGTGCTTGGGTAAAAGAGGTGACTGATGCTCATAGATTTGGTTTTACCTTACCCGCCGACGGTGAACACTTACTGGCGACGCCGTGGCAGCACATATTTTATCTCGGAGGAGGGAAAGCGTTATCGCCGGGCTGTGGCGCTTATTGTTCGCCAGCAGCGGCTGAAATTAAGCCTGTCCGGAAGGCTGGCGATAAAGGTGATTGCAGAGCCACCGGATAAGCGTCGTCGCGACCTGGACAATATCCTGAAAGCACCGCTGGATGCGCTGACGCATGCGGGAGTGTTAATGGACGATGAGCAGTTTGATGAAATCAATATCGTTCGTGGTCAGCCAGTATCTGGTGGACGTATGGGGGTGAAGATTTACCCCATAATGCATGAAGAGCAGGTCAAAAAATGAAACTGGAAGATTTACCGAAATACTACTCCCCAAAATCCCCTAGCCTGACCGATGCATCGGCCTCAACGTCAAAAGATGCGCTGAGTATCACTGATGTGATGGCCGCGCAGGGCATGACACAGAATCGGGCTGAGATGGGGTTTTCTGCGTTCCTGGGGAAAATGGGCATCAGTATGAATGACAGGGCGCGGGCAACAGAATTACTGGCAGATTATGCACTCAGTCGGTGCGATCGTGTAGCGGCGTTGAGAAAACTTCCGGCAGAAATAAAACCGGTAGTGATGCGCATTATGGCTTCGTATGCGTTTGAAGATTATGCCCGTAGCGCGGCGAGCAAAAAACAGTGCCCCTGCTGTCACGGAAAAAAATTTATTGAAAGCGAGGTTTTTACAAACAAGATCCAGTATCCGGATGGTAAGCCACCAGTGTGGGCAAAGTGCACAAAAGGCGTGTATCCGTCTTACTGGGAAGAATGGAAAAAAGTCAGGGAGGTGGTAAAAGTTGCCTGTCCGGAGTGTGGCGGAAAGGGTGAGGTTTCCACCGCCTGTAAGGATTGCCGTGGGCGTGGTGTCGCCATTCATCGTGAAGAGTCGGTAAAACGTGGTATGCCTGTTATCAGAGACTGCCAGCGTTGTGGTGGTCGTGGCTGTGAAAGACTACCATCAACGGAGGCATTTAATGCCATATGCAAAGTGACGAGTGCTATCACGCTTGATACGTGGAAAAAATCAGTGAAACGCTTTTACGATACGTTGGTGGTTCGGTTTGACATTGAAGAGGCATGGGCGGAGCGGCAGTTAAAGAGGGTAACGCGATAGTGTTGTTGATTTTTCCCGAATCTGTGGTAAATTTGCTCTAATGATGGGCGTTTTATGCCTGACGTTAGAAGATTTTTTACACCCCGCCGCCTGGCGGGTTTTTTATGACTGAAATCGCGTCAGTACAGTAAACGCGCTGGTGGCGGTGAATACCTGTCTTTCAGCTTGCTGGCTTTTTCGACAAGAGTTATTGGTGTGTCACGTTAACCGGAAAAGGGAAAAAGACATGCTGAAACAGCAGGATATGACAGAAACCGCCAGAGTGGTGTTTAATGAATTAAGCGTTACCGAACCGGCGACAGTCGGGGAGATAGCGCAGAATACTTACCTTTCACGCGAACGCTGCCAGTTAATACTGACCCAGCTGGTTATGGCGGGTCTGGCAGACTATCAGTTCGGTTGTTACAGACGCCTTCCGCAGTGAAGGCTTTTTTATTTGTGGTAAATGGGCGGCTGGTGGGTGTTAGGGGCACCCACCAGCCATCTGCTCATGCGTTGGGTTCACAAGCAAACCTCAGGCCCACTGCTTTGCGCAAAAGCAGAATGAGCCTATCAGAGACAGGTTTAATGATCCATGCTTAATACTGTAAAAATATCCAGTTGTGAGTTAATCAACGCCGACTGCCTGGAATTTATCCGGTCGTTACCCGAAAATTCTGTTGACCTGATAGTCACGGACCCGCCGTACTTTAAAGTGAAGCCTGAGGGCTGGGATAACCAGTGGAAGGGCGACGATGATTACCTGAAGTGGCTGGACCAGTGTCTGGCGCAGTTCTGGCGGGTGCTGAAACCTGCCGGAAGTCTTTACCTGTTCTGTGGTCATCGCCTGGCATCTGATATCGAAATCATGATGCGTGAACGCTTCAGTGTGCTGAACCATATTATCTGGGCGAAGCCTTCCGGACGCTGGAACGGGTGCAACAAGGAAAGCCTGCGGGCGTATTTCCCCGCCACAGAGCGCATTCTGTTCGCGGAACATTATCAGGGGCCGTATCGTCCGAAAGATGCCGGGTATGAGGCGAAGGGCAGGGCACTGAAACAGCATGTGATGGCCCCGCTGATTTCTTACTTTCGTGATGCATGCGCGGCCCTGGGGATAACGGCAAAACAGATTGCAGATGCCACAGGAAAGAAAAACATGGTGTCGCACTGGTTCAGTGCCAGTCAGTGGCAGTTGCCGAACGAAAGCGATTATCTGAAATTACAGGCACTGTTTGCCAGGGTGGCAGAAGAGAAGCATCAGCGGGGGGAACTGGAAAAGCCCCACCACCAGCTGGTGGATACGTATACTTCACTGAACCGACAGTATGCGGAGCTGCAGAGTGAATATAAACATCTGCGGCGGTATTTTGGTGTGACGGCGCAGGTGCCGTACACGGATGTGTGGACACATAAACCGGTGCAGTTCTATCCCGGGAAACATCCGTGCGAAAAACCGGCAGAAATGCTGCAGCAGATAATCAGCGCAAGTAGTCGTCCTGGTGATCTGGTTGCGGATTTTTTCATGGGGTCGGGTTCAACGGTAAAAGCGGCACTGGCGCTCGGGCGTCGTGCGATTGGCGTTGAACTGGAGACCGGACGTTTTGAGCAGACAGTCAGGGAAGTTCAGGATTTAATCGTTTGAAACGGATGAGATTGCAGAATTAATTACGCACCATTATTATTCTGCTCCCGGCCCTTTAGCTCAGTGGTGAGAGCGAGCGACTCATAATCGCCAGGTCGCTGGTTCAAATCCAGCAAGGGCCACTATCACATACCGCCATTAGCTCATCAGGAAAGAGCGCCAGCCTTCGAAGCTGGTTGCGCGGAGTTCGGGTCCCCGAAGGCGGTTCATTATCTGTATCCTGCGTTGTTAGCTCAGCCGGACAGAGCAATTGCCTTCTAAGCAATCGGTCACTGGTTCGAATACAGTAGAACGCGCCACACTTATTTTCCCTGGCTCGCTTTTGCGGGCTTTTTTTTAAATGTCTCACAATTCAGGCGGTTGACTGTTGTCTGGTTTGCGGGGAGTTTGTTAAAAGAAACTGGCATGGTGAATCCCCCTGTGCGGAGGGGCAATCAGCGAGTAGGTATATGGGATAATCGCAGATTCAGGTGCTGGTACTGAATTCACCGGGAGGCACCCGGCACCATGCAATGGCACATAGCGCCACTCTCCAGCCCCTCTCCGGAGGGGCTGTTTATATTGATTTTGTCAGATGTGAGTAAACTCCTTATGGACTTTGTTGTTTTAGCCCATAAGGACATATTTGCAGAGTGCAACGGTTATTAAAGCATTCATTCAATACGTTATCTGTATTTGTAGGGCATTCCTGGCTGTTTTTGATTAAATTCCAGAATGTTTTATTGAATGGTACTACGTTGTAAATGGTTACAGGTAGCACTTTGTTATTGAGCATGATGCCTGTGTGAGTCAGTGTAAATATACTTTCAGGAGGTAAGAAACCATCCGATTGATACCAGA